CACTAAAACTAATTAAACCAGATAGTAATGCTGGTGGTCTTGGCTCTAATTGTACTTTGATAGATCTATTAGAAGTTATGTCTGGTTTTACCATACCAGCATCTTCGAGAAGTTGTTTTCTTCCAGTAAGCCTTAAAGATAAACCACCTTGCTCTGATCTTGTAATATTAAAAGCTTCTAATGCAGCTGTAATATCTGCAGTTGAGTTTGATGTATTTTCATTTCTTAGTGTGTAAACATCATCAATACTATAAAACATATATCCATAATCAGTTGATGCAAGAGGATCTGCATCATCAAGATTAGTTTGGAATATTTTAATTTTAAACTCTGAATTAGGTCTATCAACATCAGATGTAAAGTTGTTGAATGGATTTAAGTTTCCAGCTAAGTCAGTAATATAAAATTGTAAAAATACTTGATCAGTAGCGACTGGAGGTAAACATTTAAATGGTTCAGACTGAGCATTTATAAATCTATTTATATAAAGATTTATATTAGTCCAAAATGTTTCTGATACTCCTGAGAATGATGGAACTGGTGTAACTGTAAGGTTTGTATCACTAATAATACTATCAACAACACCTATAAAGTTGCCAAGGTTATCATATAAAGCATCATCAGGATTCACTTCTGTAGTAAATAAAGTACCAGTACCAGAGATAGCTCCATTACCAGCAGTGAAAGTTATATCACCTGTTTTTACTGTGTCTTTAGAAAAGGTTTTAGCTGTAAATGTATATTCACTATCAGCAGATAAATCTAAACTTGTATCGTTGGTAATTGTTTGTACATAACCAATAAATAATCCATCAGGCTGTTGTGAATCAGGATAGATATAAACCTTATCTCCAATACCAAGCTCTGTATTAAATAATGTTCCTGTTCCAGTTACAGCTGTTGATCCTAAACTACCCGTAATATCACCAGTAAGAAAAGTTGGATATGCAGGAGGAGCTGATTCTGTTTTTATATTTTGAGATTTTATTGACCAGTTAGATAAAAAATATAATTTAGCAAGCTGGAATGAAGCTTTACCTTGAGATATTTGAATACTAAAACTTCCAGAAGGTGTAATTATTGGCGTAGAAGAATCATTAACATCATCATAATTTCCAAAATTAGCAGGAGGATCTGGTACATTTAAGTCAGTAAATGTATGAGCAAAGTTTAGTCCAAAAGATGTTAATACTAAAAGAGTATTTCCTCTACAAGGTATGATATAAACATCATTAAATTGATCATTAGGATTTGCAATTGTTGATATTGGACGACCTTGTGAATAATTACTTTCTGTTCTTGAATAAGTTTGAACATTGTTTGGTTGTTTTTTATTATATTGAGCATTAGTAACTTGTTTATTAGCATTTGCAGATAAAGTTAAAGATGTATTTGATGCAATAGCCGATACAGTACCAAGCAATCTTCCATAAACATCATAAATTAATGTACTTACTGCTACTTCAGTAAGGAATTTAGTACCATTACCAGTAACAGTTGCTGAAGATGTTGATGTTGAAATAACACCTGATAAAGCTATATATCCACGATAAACCTTACAAGATCCATCTGATGAGAAATGAAGCTGAATATCTTTGTCATTGTTAGAAGAATTGCTCCAATAAAGTTTAATTAAAGGTTCTTCATTAGTATTTTTCTTTTCTAATTTTGAGAATGAAAAGAATAATGGTTCATTTCTTTTTACGCCAGCAGTTAATTGAATAACCTGAGACATAACTGCATCACTGTTAGACTTGCAAACTATATATGTATTACCTGTTTTCTTGTAATCATTTATAGTCCAGTTAGCAGATCCACCTGTACCAGTAAAAGTAAAGTCAGCTATTTGAAATCTTGCATAGTTGCCAGTACAAGGTGTAGTTTTATCATTCCATTCCGCAGTCATTGGAAGTGGTTTACCAAATACTGAAAGAGTACAAGGATCAATAATACAATTATCTCTTGTTCCAGAGTCTACTTGTGTTCCATCAGTTGCAAAAACGTAAGGACCTAATCGGTTCTTACGCTCTTGTGGATAATCAACATAAACTTTTAAATCAAGTGTTTCTAAACCGGATGGAAGAGCCATTAAGATCTCCTAAAACTAAAGTTGAGATTATTAGAATTAGAATAACCTCTGACAATCTTTTCTACTCCACGAACAATATCATTACTTGCATTTATTTGTGGACTTGATACACTTCTAAATCCACCCATTTGAACAGCAGATATACCTTGAGCAGCTAATTCTCCACCACCATAAGTCATATTTCTTAATGTTAATTCGTTTTGAGTTTTAGTATTTTGTTCTATTTTCTCTAATGTTTTTACTTGTTTAAGTTTATCATTTTTTAATAAATCTTCAAGCTTACCAAAATCAGTTTTTTTAGATTCATCTAAGAGTTTACTAATATCAGTTGTTGGAGCATTTTGTAACTCTCCTAATAATGCCATAGCAATATCAGTACCTCTGTTTGCCATTCTTGATGGAGCTATTTGACCACTAATACCTTTGCCAATATCTTTTATCAACTTACCAACATTATCAAGATATGCCATACCAGTAAGTCCTTGTGGATTTACTAATAATTCAAATATTCTACCAAGTTGAGTTACGAATAAAGATGTTTGTATATTTAATTCTTCAAATCCAGCAATTAAAGCTCCAGTAAAACTTGCCATTGCCATTTGAGCATTTGAGAATACACCAGTTCCACCATTCAAACCTAATACTTTTCCTAAGGCTTCAAAAGGATATAACATTGTTTTAGCAGCTTGTTCAAGAACTCCTGATCTTTCAAGAGCTCCTAATATATTTGCAAAACTTGATATAGCAACTTTAGCAGTATCAGCTAACTGATTACCAACTTGTATTTTTAATCTTTCAAATACGTCAGTAAGAGATGCAAGTTTAGCATTGCCAGTATTAGCCATTTGTTCAAAGATTTTTCCATAATCTCTATTGATAATCTTTTCCATAGCTACCATTACTTCTCTTGTGGAAGATAGTAATGATCCTTGAGCATCAAACTTAATTCCTTCTTTCATCAATTTAGATTTAGAAAGACCAAATTGAGCCATTACTTGAACATCTGGAAGTTGACCTTGACTTAATCTTCCAAACATATCTGTAAGTAATCTTAATTTTTCTTCATCAGCTCCAAATGCCATACCTAATTGAGCAATGATAGGAAGAATACGTTTAGCATTTAAGCCAAATGCCTCAAGTTGAACAGCAGAGTTTGATAACTGTTCTGTAGTAAAGTTAGATGGTTCAGCTAATCTTCTTACAAACTCCAAAATATCATTAGCTTTTGCTGGACCTTTTAAGGCTGATAATCTTGCTTGTAGTTGTTCAAAGTTAAATGCAGCTTGTACTGTTGATTTAGCAATAGCAAGGTTCATAGCTACTGTTGCAGCAGTAAGAATTGCCATTGCTGCAACAACACCAGCAATAAATCCAGTAATACTTAAAAATCTACTACCTAATACTGTTAGTTTAGCAGCAAAGTTTTCTATTGCAGATCCTTCAACACCAACGCCTGAAATGAACGTTTTTAAATTATCAGAAAGTTTTTTAGTTTTATCTGATAAATCTTCTAATCCTTGGACTGATGAAAAAATCTTATATTGAAATTTATTCATATCACCAGGATCCATTTTGCCAAATTCAGTATCGTATTGAAGATATGTAGCTAATTTATTAGATGCATTAGCAAATCCTGATGCTAAAGCATTTACAGGACTAATCATTTTTGCAATACTTGAAGCAGTTATTTTTACTATGCCTTTTTGGACATTTTCAGCTGATAATGTTAATAAAGCAAATGACTGAACTAAATCAAGAATATTGTTACCAAATGGTACACTTGATGCAGCAGCTTGAGTAAATTGATTACTTACATTTTGACCAAAAGATTCTAAAAATAATAATCCCCGAGAAGAACTTATTTTTTGAAAACTTTGTGATATTTTATTAGCAGCATTAACAGAAGCATTTGAAACATTCTTAAGTTCTACTTCAATTGCTCTTATTTGATTTTTAGTTTGACCATCACCAGTTGCTGAGAACTTGATGACTAATTCTGCAAATGTCATAGTCTACTTCCTAATAATGCTTTTAAAATAGCATTAGCCTGTTCAGCTTCTGCCTTTTCAATTTCTCTTGCTACATATGCTACTTCTGCTATTTGATGAAGAGTTAGGTCGGTTTCACTCGGATGCCTCTTTAAATACCTTACACAATAATAAAGTACTTGCGGAGAACATCCGATTAACCGTTTTTTGCTTCTGTTACTCTACTATCAAAATCTGCAGTTGGATATGCATTCAAGAACTCAGTAAGGATATAATAAAAACAATCTTTATTGCTTTTAGCTATATTAGCAAAGTCAATCATAGGATTAATTGAATCAGGATCATCCTTCTGTGTAACATAACATTTACCCATAAGAACAATTTGATAAATCATTGCTTCTGGAAATGTTGGAAACTTGATTTTAAGACTTTGCAATGTTGCAGTATCTGGAAACAAAGCTGCTGCTGTTGGTTCAGACAATTCTACAAAACATTCTTCTTCAGCATAATCACTTAAATCAATTTTAATAGATGGACGAAGACTAACTTTTTTAATCTTAGAGAGACCTTTAATCATATTTTTCCTTACTAATTATAAACTTCTGTAAATCCGAATGCACCGAGTTTGAGCGTAGCTGTTTCCATTTCAACTTCACCAGGAGTATACGTTACTGAACTATCAGTTACAAGACCTTGGTAAGTAAGAGTAGAACCACCACCACCTGGAGTAATCTTTACTTTGCATAAGAAGCCTGTTTTATATGCAAAAATAGGACCTGTAGTATCATCGATATACAATTCTATTTCAAGAGAACCTGTAAGACCTGTAGTGAAGGTTGCTTCAGTGGTTGAACAAAGTGTGGTAAGATCTTGTTGACGTGCAGTAACTGTTGCTCTAACAGATCTTGCTTGGCATTCGTAATTAAGAGTAGGACCTGCAGGAATACTTCCTGCTCCACCAACTGATTGTGAATCAGCACCAAAACTGATTTCAACAAGAGCTTCTGAAACTAAAACTGGTTGTGGCATAATTATTTTCCTTTTATATTATAGTATTAAATCTATATAGTAGAGTTAATCCGTAATCGACTCTGCCATCTCCTGCAATCTCGTATGGCTGATCAGTATCAAATCTCTGGCTATAAAAAGTTACACCAGAAACAGTAACAGTTTGTCCAGACAATAAAGTATCAACACGATTTATGATATTATAAAGAGGCTGATAACTTATAGTTCCATTACTATTATCCCAAACTGTAATACGATAAACAGGAATAGTTTGATATCTACTCCCACACAATGCAAATTCATCAGTAATATCACTGCCTGAACGAGAGAATACAACGTAAGGAAGTTGTGGTACTTTTTGTGAAACTGGATCCTTTTCAGGTGCTATTTCACTGTAAATTCCTCTTTGATAATTTGGAGCTGTAGGATTAGCTAACAATGTTTGCAGTGTTAGATCTCCAACAAGAGTGTCAAATATCCATTTTTGAATTATAAGTGGTTCAAATGACATTATCTTGTCCTCTTTAGTTTTTCAGCTAACTGTTTTTTGATTTTTTGTATTGATGGAAGAATGAAAGGTCTTGGTCTCATTTTAGAAGTACCAAGTTCCAAAAACTCTGCATATGGTGAATCTATTATAACTTCACTTGTTTTTCCTTTATCTTCAACAGATATTGAATTTACAAGATCACCAGTCCAGTTAGCAGGAGATTGACCAGGAGCAGAAGCAGTATGATTACCATACTGCTTTCCACTTTTTGCTCCAGTTTTTATTCTTCTTTTCATTTCTTTAGCTAAACTATCTGCTGAATCATTGATAACTTTATCAGCATCATCAAATAATGCTCTTATCATTGCTTCATTTATTTTAAGTTCAACTTTAGCAGATACCATTAGAGAGGTCTCACCAAGATTTGTAATGGTCCATATTTGACATTGAATCCAGCTCCTGATAAACCAACTATCAAGTTGTATCTACCAATAGTTGCTGTTACATCAGTATCAAGTTCAAAGGTTAGGATTCCACCATCAGCATATTCTACTGTTGGAGTGTAAGAAGTGACTGCTGCACCTGCAACATCAAAGATATTAATAATTGATGCATAACCAGCAGTACTTGCAGGAGATCCATTACCATCTATAAGGTTTAGGTTGATTTCTTGAACACTGTTTTGTAAGATATCAAGAATACCGTCACTGTTATTTTGGTTAGATGTAAGTCTGTAAGGACCATTTACCAGTTGAACAGCTCCGATAACAGTAATACCTGCACCTGATGTAAGTGTTCTTGTATTATAAGTCCAGACATCACCTGCTGTAATTGCTACACCTCCACCACCTGCAGATACAAGGTTAGCATCTGCTGTTTGAGTGTCTGATAAAATATAATTCCACACAGTAGAACCAATTGATCCCATAGCTGCAGTAGTGATAGAAACTGGACTTGTAACAGATGCTACACTTCCAACTATATTTCCACCAACATTTCCAGTTACAGATCCAACAGCACCAGTTACAGATCCAACTGCTCCTGATACACTTCCTACACTTCCAGATACATTACCTGTAATATTTCCAGTCATATTGAATGTTTGAGAACCAGATAATGAATATCCAGTTTTGTCAGATACAGTGGTAATAGTTCCACCAGTAATTGCAAATCCACTTCTATTAGTTAAAGTAGTGACAGTGTCTGCAATACCACCTGTAATTGTTCTTGTTGCATAAGTCCAAACATCAGCAGGTGAAATACCACCAACTGCAGCTGTAGCAAGATCTTCACCAGCAGATGGAGAAACATAAGAAGAAACATCTGTAAGCCATACACTGTTAGCAATAGAAGCTTGTGTACCAGATGAAAGAGATACAGCAGATACTACACTACCTACAGATCCAGTTACAGATCCAACAGATCCAGAAAGGCTACCAGTGATATTACCAGTAAGATTGAAAGACTGAGTACCAGATAGAGAGTAACCAGTTTTATCAGATACAGTAGTGATTGTTCCACCAGTAATAGCAAAACCTGATCTATCTGTAAGAGTGGTAACAGTATCTGCAATACCACCAGTAATTGTTCTGGATGCATAAGTCCAGATATCTCCAGCTGTTACACCACCACCACCTAATGCTGCTTGAGTTAATTCAAATCCAGCTTCTCCTGGATTCGTGTAACCTGAAACATCAGATACCCATACGTTATTAGGAATGTTGCTAATATCAGTTTGGATTTGATTAGTATCAGTTTGAATATCAGTTAAGATTGCTCCAGCTTGAGGAACAGTCATTGATGTTGGATCAAAATTCCATACATCATATGCAGATATTGCACTTCCTGCTCCATTATGAACATCATATCCAGCAGAAGGAGATGTAAATGCAGATACATCTGTATTCCATACAGTTCCTGCAATACCTGTCATAGAAGCTGTTGATACAGATACAGGATTTGTTACACTACCAACACTTCCACTAAGGTTTCCAGTAATGTTTGAAGTGATGGAAGCTCCTATACCAGTTAGGATATTTAACATTGCAGTGGCTGAAGCTGTATTATTTACAAATGCGTGAACATCAGCATCAACTCTTTTACTTCCACCAGATTGATGTAATGTAACTTCACCTATTGTCGCAGCATTTTCAGAACGTAAAACTTGATGTCCATAAGTTCCGTGAACAGTGTATGGAGCAGTAAGTGTTGACCATACTGTATTAGCAATACCAGTCATAGATGTTGTGGAAACATTTACATCAGCTGTTACACTGCCAACACTTCCTGAAAGATCTCCAATAATGTTTCCAGTGATAGTAGATCCAACACCTGTAAGTATATTTTTTAAGTAAGTCGCTGCATCGTAACTTGTATCGATTCTATAAGCATCAGCAATTACACCAGTATATGATGCACCAGACCATACTGTTACACTACCAGCAAATCCTGCATTATCTGATCTTAAAATATTAAATCCATATGATCCAGGTATAGCGTAATCCCCAACTTGAGAATTCCACACTGCATCTGAAACATCTCCAGCAGTAAGACCAGCACCACCTGCAGGAGTAAATCCAGTAGCTCCAATACCTAATTGATAAAGAGTGAATCCTGCACTTGGATCATTACTACCTGCAAGATCAGTGTTCCATACTTGATAATAAATATTTACTGTATTGTTATCAGCATTAATTGCTCCTGTTCTTGTTTCTTCAAGTCTTTCAGCAGCAGAGTTTATAACTACACCTGGATTAATATAATCAAATGACCATACATCATAAGCTGAAATACCAGCTCCACCTGTTGCAGCAGCAACAAGGTTAACTTCTGCAGAGTCTGTATTTGAAAGTACATAAGACCAAACATCTCCAGCAGTAAGACCTAAACCTGTATTTGAATACATATTAAAGGCAGATATTTGAGCTATAGCATCGTAATTTCTACATCCAGCAGCAGTAATATGAATACCAGCTAATCCTAAAGTAGCTGTCTCATTTACTTCCATTTCATAGTAATATTGACCAAAATCAGCTTCGCCAAGATTACCTGTTCCACCAATAAAGGCTCCGCCATTAATGTTTACATATGGAAATATAGTAGTTAAGGCTACTCCTGATTGAGCTGTTGTTCCAGTAGCAGCATCTGTAAGAAGAATAGGAACTCTCCTTCTTGCTGCAGTACTATCATTTTGTAATACATAAAACATTTTTTATAATTCCTTAAGATGCTATATTTTTATTATCCTGCAAAGCCTTGACCGAATGTTCTACCACCTACAAGACCTGTATATGGAGAAGGTGGAGGAGGTCCACCAGCAAATCTTGCATTATCAATTGTAAATTGAGCAGATATTTCTCCAGCTGTTTGAGCATAATTGTAAACTCTAAATATTGCAACTTTTCCATCAAACATATATCCACTAGGAGCAGATGCACCTTGTGATAATCCAGAAATATTCATATATTTTGGAACTAATATACTTTCAGTTTGAGCTCCTGATGCAATAAAACTTCCATTTAGATATGCAGAAACAGTAGTTCCAGATGCTGACAAAACAATGTTATTCCAAACACCAGATGTTGCACCAAATCCTAAGTTTATTCTGTCTGCTCCAGAACCAGCTTCATAAAAGAAGTTTCCACCGTGTATTCCAGAAAAACCATATGCTAATATTGTTGTCCCTGAGTTTGAAGTTGGTGGATTTGTTCCATAACAATAAACAATTCTATCAGAAACAGGTTCAGCTTGAAACCAAATATTTTCAGTCCATACAGGATTTGATGCATTTGGTAGCAATGTTACAGGAGAATAAATATTATCATTTGCACCTGTAAACTCAAAATACTTACTTGTTCCAGATCCTGCAAATGTTGCTCCAGTAATTAAAGCGTAATTTCCAAAACCGCTAATGTCATAAACAGTGTTACCTGATCCTGAATAAGAGTTTGTATCTGAAAAGTCAAACTCTGTGATAACAGTTGCAGTAGGACCTGAATAGTAATTTTGCAATACTTCAGCATTTGTAAGAGCAACATCGTAAGCTCTTAAGGCTGCTACTTTACCAACCATTGCACTATAAAATGAGTGATAACCAATATAAAATGCATCAGAATTTAAAGATATTGCATTTGTAATACCAGATCTTGAATAAGAAGGAACACCATCTAATAAAAATTGTATAGTAGTTCCAGATTTTCTAACTACAAACTGGTGAATAGTAGTAGAGTCTCTTGGTATATCAACTGTTGCGGCTGGATATACAGTTATTTCATAAGAACCGCCAGTATATTCGAAATATCCTCTTGTTCCTAATGGAACGTTAGTTTGAATATTAAATCCACCAGCTCCTGATGTATTTGAACCAGTTCCCCAAGGAGTATGATAAGTACTTGCTTGGCTTCCATCTACATTAATCCATAACTCTACAGTCCAATCAGCATCCCAATCAATTACTGATGATAAGTTATTAGGACCATCAAAATATTTACCAGATCCTAAATCAAAACAATCTATACCTGCAAATGATATTCTACTTGTTCCAGTACCTGTAAAATCAAGATTATTTGCAGATAAGTCAAACCAAGTATTGCCTGTTCCAGTATTTGATGCAGGATTTGTAGAATCTAAGTTGCATTGTAAATTAGCTGTTACTATTGCCATAATATCTCTCTTTAATTATAACTTTCCGTACATTTTGCAGTGTTAAACATACCTTCTGAAGTAGTGTCATCAACACTTGTTACTAAAAAATAACGGTTAGGATGATTGTCTCCAATTATTGTTATCTTGTCTTGAAACTCTACAGGAGTATCAAATGCGAATACAAAACTATATTCATCTCTAGCTTGTATGCCACCACCGATTAATTGTTCTTTAAAAGTTTTATGAACAAATCTAACAGGAAAAGTACCTACTAAAATACTTTCAGAATAAGTACCACCATAATCATCAGTAAATGCTTCTTGACGATAAAGATTTACTTTGTTGGTTAAAAAATAGTTAGCGTTCACTACACGCAAGGTATTTAAAAGTGAAGGAGGTACTCCCATTATAATATAAAGAAGCTCCTAAACTTCCCTGCCATTTGTAAACAGTTTTCTTGAATAGTATGTAAATCTATTCTCATTTGACCATCAGAAGTGTTTGCAAGGTTAGCAGCTATAGATGCTTTTAATAACCAAGCTTGTTTTGCAGCTGCTCTAACATCATAAACTTCTTGTGTGATAAAACCATTATCTTGAAAAGTCAAACCATAAAAGTTTGGTGGAGTACCTACATAATTAAAAAAGGATTGACCAACTGCATAACCTATAGAAGGAAATGCTGGTTCTGAGGTAGTTGATGTTCCTGCTACAATGCATTGATAAACTCTACCGTTAGGAATTGTAGGTACTATCATTTGTCCAACAACATAAGGAGTATTAGGTAGCCAAGTAGTAAATTTCTTATGTTGATCAATAAGATTGCCTAATTGATTATTTGAAAGTTCAGGATACAAAGTCGCTGAACACATATCACTTAATTGCTGTATTGCTTGTAATCTAGATAGAGGCATACTTTTAATTCCTTGGATGTTCTATATTTATTTTACGACATTGATTAGATTTTTAAATGAGACCAAGATTTACCTATTTTTATAGCAGTTATAGTAGAAGAATCTACTCCATATTTTATTGATAATATTTTATTTAATCCTCTATATGGAT